GTAGCACCACTTGAAGGTATAGCTTCCCAAGCTACTCCACTGCCTGTAGATGTAAGCACTTGTCCATCAGTACCTTGACCACCATTAACCTTAAAATTTTCACCATCAACTACTTCTGCATCAATTAGTGGTGATGTAACTTTAGTTGGTGTGTGAGGACCACTACTAAATGTGGTAGCATCTCTTCCTACATAGGGCATATTATGTTATCTCCATAATTGAAAGTGTACCACTCAATTTGTCAGCTATAGAGCAGTCTATTTTTACAACATCTGTTGTTTCTAACACGACTTTATTTCCTGCCATTAGTTCTAGTGAGCCACCCACAGGTATGGGTGCAGCTTTAATAATTACACTTGTTCCATTAGCTGCGTTATTTGCTACTGCTCTATTGGCTGTGTCACTAACCAAAGTAACGGTAGCGGTTACGGCTGCAGTATGTATGTTTGTTAGTATTAACCCAAGAACAATCGTTGTTGTATCTGCTGCTGCAGTGTACATTACATACGGTGTTCCTGCAGCGTTTGGTTCTGCTGCAAAATTTACTACTTTAAATGTGTTTGCCATTTGATTCTCCTATTATCCTAATGCTATGGCTAACGCTGTAGCCTCTTCTTGTATGAGTGGTGTTAAATATGTTTTTAATGATGCCAGTGTTTCTTGCACCATAGTTCCGTTATCATTTACTATAAGTCTATCTGCGTCTACGAGTGTGCCACCTGTAGCACTTGTACCGCCATCTAGTATATTAAACTCTGCTGCTGTGGCATTTAATGCTGCACCTGCAATTGCTAAACTTGTAGCATTAACTACACCACCCGAACTGTATATAACAGCTTTACTGTTTACTATTGTACCAGCACTTGCGCCATCTGTCAAGTTTAATTCTGCACCTGTTGCAGTTATTGCTGTACTTGCGTAGTTTAAGTTACCTGCAGCTATGTTAACTTCACCTGTACCTTTAGGTGATATGTCAATATCTATGTTACTGTCGCTACTTCCTGCTGCTCCAATAACAACTGAAGCACCATTAGCTGAGTTAGTAATCTCTAATGAGTTAGTAGCTGAACTAGCTGTTTGAAATATTATTATTTCATTACCATTAGCATCTGCTATAAACCCACCATCTACAATTTTAGGTGTAGTCAATACAGGAGAAGTAAGTGTTTTATTTGTTAGTGTCTTAGTTGTAGCTGAAAGGTAAGTATCAAATGTGTCAATGTTAGTTTGACGCATTGTACCGCCATCATTTGTAAGTAGTCCATCTCCAGATGCTACAGTTGTAGTTCCTACTGTGCTACCACCATCAAGCAAGTTAAACTCTGCTGCAGTAGCAGACAAAGCTGTTCCTGCAATAGCAAAACTTGTAGCATTTACTACTCCACCTGAACTGTAAATAACACCCTTGCTGTTTACAATTGTACCTGCACTTGAGCCATCTGTTAAGTTTAATTCAGCAGTCGTAGAAGTAACACCATCAAGCAAGTTAAACTCTGCTGCAGTAGCAGTAAGTGCTGCACCCGCAATGGCTAGGCTTGTAGCATTAACAACCCCACCTGAACTGTAAATAACACCCTTACTATTTACGATTGTACCTGCACTTGCTCCATCTAGTACATTAAGTTCTGCACCTGTAGCTGTTAGTCCAGTTACGTTATTGGCTGTGGCACTAACGGAATCTACGTAGGCTTTTACAGACTGCTGTGTAGGCACAAGTGTAGCACTGTTAGATGACATATTGTCTTCATCTACAAATGCTGTAACTGTTATAGTACCGTCAGCTAAATTACCAAAGTTAATTGTGCCTGTTGTTGTAATAGCACTAGAGCCAGTATCTATAGTTCCAAAGCCACTAGTTATACTACCCGCATTTAAAGCACCGACAGTTGTTACATTGCTTAACGTATCTAACGATGTTTCCATGTAGGTTTCTAGGTCAGTAAGAGCTACCTGAACCATTGTACCATTATCATTAACTACAAATCTGTCTGCATCTGCTAGTGTAGTAGAAGTTGCAGATGTATTACCATCTACTATATTGAGTTCTGCTGCTGTAGAGGTTACACCATCTAATATGTTTAACTCAGCAGGTGTAGATGTAATAGCTACATTACTTGCTGCTGCTAACAGAGCTAGTGTACCACTTTGATTGGGTAGATTAATTGTTCTATCTGCTGTAGGGTCTACAATACTTAGTGTTGTTTCGTGTGCATCTGCTGTTGCTCCTTCAAATACAAATGCGTTCTGTACATTTATAGTTTGTGAAGACACTGTAGTTGTAGTACCAGTTACTGTTAGGTTGCCACCTACTACCACATTTCCTGTAGCAGTTAAATCGTTTATACCAGTGTAATTTTTACTTGAATCTAAAATTACTGCCTTACTCGCTATAGCTGTACCTACTGCAGTACTTCCAAGGTCTAGGGCATTAAGCTCACCTACAACTGCTGTTATGCCGTCAAGGGCATTGAGTTCTGCTGCAGTGGACGTAACGGCTGTTGAGCCTAGTGTAAACTGTCCATCAGGAACTATAAGTCCTGCACCACCACTAAAAATTAAGTCATCTGCTGATGTATCCCAAATCATAAATGCACTGGCTGTGTCACCAAAGAACTTAGTGTCATACCCTTGTCCATCTACACCTGAAGTAAATGTAGCATCTATCTGTACTGCACCATCAATGTCCACAACGTCTAAGTTAGTTGTACCGTCCACATCTATAGCACCAGAGATGTCTAACGCTGTACCTATTAGTGTTTGAGTTAGCGTTATCTGTCCATTAGAAGCTATGGTCATTGCATCTACATCAGAGGCTGAACCTATAGTCTTACCGTCACCTATGATTATGTCATCTGTAAAGGTAGCTATTCCAGTTACAGCTAATGTACCTGCTACTGTAGCATTTACATCTACAGTAAGTGTATCAACTTTAGCAATACCGTCTAAGAATAAATTTTTAAACTGATAATCTTCTGCACCTAAATCTATATCATTAGTTGTTTCAGGGGTAATAGAACCATCAGCAAATACTACCTGTGCTGCACCACCTGCAGTAAAAGCAATTTCATCGGATGCACTAAAAAATAATCCACAGTTAGTATCCCCAGTATTTGTTATAGAAGGATTACCTGCTGAACCGTCAGGTATAGACAATATACCTGCAAGAGTAGTTGCACCAGTTACACCCAGAGTACCTGCAACGGTTGCATTAACATCTACGTCTAGTGTATCTATGTGAGCAATACCGTCAAGATATAAATCTTTAAATTCTTTAGATGCTGTACCTAAATCTATATCGCTATCTGTTGTTGGTATTATACCACCGTCCTCAATAGTAAGTTGTTCTGTACCTGCTATATCAAATCTAATTTTATCTTCATCTGCAGACTCTTCAACTTGTATCTTAGTATCACCATCAGCATCACGCATTGCAATGATTGGACCACCTTCAGCAGCAGTTCCATCATGTTTATGACCTGTTGTAGCATGAAGAGCAGCAACTAGAGCATTTAGTTCTGCGTTAATAGGAGCAGACTTAACTGTAGTACCTGCTTGAATATCTGCTAGATTTGTTCTTGTATAACCTGCCATTACCTTACATCCCCTAATCCATAAGTAATTGTGAAGCCTTGAATACTATGGCTTGCGTTTGTATCATCTGTAACATAAGTAAGTGCTAGTGCCTTACCTGATCCTGCAAATGTAACTGATTCTACTGGTGATGGATTACCATCATATATATCTGTTGTGTCATACACGGCTATGTTACTGCCACTATCAAAGAAAGCTCCAGGTGCTGTATTAACCATACTAAGGTTTTCTGGTGTGCTTATATCTGTATTATCATAATCATAAGTAACAGCTAGAGCTATTGAAAAATTTCCTTCTGCACTCATGTAAGTTGATGTACTGTAATAATTTTTTCTTTGTTCTGGATTATCCATATAGATGAATGGAGTTTTGTAAATACTTAAAACGTTACTTGTATCAAAAGCATTTCCTGATTCTTGTTGGAATACTTTACCTGTACTTGCACCATGTATTACAAACTCTGTCTGACCTATATAACCACTGTCTGCACATGTACATTCTATCCCTGACAGTTGACCAAATTCAAATGAATAGTTTCCTTTAATCTCTCGTAACGCTCCTATAATACCTGCAGAACCTGATGTAGAAAACATGTATCTAAATTGAGACTTAGACCTTATAATTACAGACGATAAATTAGTTAGTGTTTCTCCTGTAATAATATTATTAACTGTTGATTGTATGTTTTTAGATATTGTTTCTAAATTAACATCACCAATTTTGTTTGTACCACCTATAGGTCTAATTCCATCAGGAGACAAAAAGAGTAAGTCACCACCTAATTCTACCACACTATCTCTTGCAAGGCAACCTAAATTTGAAGTAACTGTTTCTAATCTAAAGTTAGCTGAGTTTTCACCAACAAGTCTTTTTATATTATTAGTACCAAATATATACAGTACATTACGAAACTTTTTAATAGCTACAATTTCAAATCCTACATTTATAACACCTGCACCATTAGCAGGACTAAAATCTGTTTCGGATGTAGGAGCACTAAAATATAAGTTGCTTACTTCTGCAGGGTCTCCTGCTAAAAATAAATGATTTTGAAACTCTGCTGCTATTGTAGGGTCTGTAGGTGCGTCTTGAGAAGTACCAGAAGGAACAGGATTGGAAGCAATAGCGTCTGTTATTTGTATATAGTTTGTTCCATCATATGTAGCTGCAGGATTAATACCATCAGTTAAAATTATTTTAGGTACGCCAAAATTAATCTTTTCAAAACGTACTTTAACAACCCCTGTCATCGTAGGGTTAGCAGGTCTATACTGTCCTGCACCTGAACCTACTTCTATTGCTGCTGCTGTAGCCACTGCAAAATTAACTACACCGCTAGAAGCTAATGCCCCACCTAAAGTTAAGTTTCCTGCTGCTGATGCTGTAGCTGCTGCGCTTATTCCATTATCATCGCCAGAAGTACCTACTTCAACATCTCCTGCTGTAGCAGCA